GTTGGGTTTTTAGCATCTTAACTGGTGCTATTAGCCTTATTTTTGCCCCTGTCTTCGCCGTGTCTGAGTTTATTCTCACTCGCTTTAGACCACGGCCGACTCTTCAGGCACGTTTGTATTTTACTTATGTGTCTGCTTACGACTCGGCCTTGGCTTTTCTTTCGCGTAGTTCGCGCCGTCGACGCTGCCCCAGTGTTGCCTCTATCGTATCCCTCGCCAGCTTGATCGTTATCTTTGTCGGTGGTTTTGTTTTGTGTTTTTTGGCGCTCAACAGTATCACTGGCTTTGTTCCGGATCCTGCAGTTCTCTATTGCTCTACACCTGACAACTGTCAGTTTGGTGACAATAAATCGTACAATTCGTTGTCCGAATTTTTGTTGTTTAATCAGACTGATCGTTTGGTTTGTGCGCTCAACCCCACTGGGCGCGTTTTTGAGATCCAGAATCTTGCTAGGGTTTTTCATGCCAACATGAGTGCTAGTGTCCCTTTCGCTCAGTCATACGCTTGGTTCGTATGTCCCCCTTGTTGGTTTATGTCCATAGTTGCTTCGACACTTGACGTTGGTGCTACAATTTTTAACGCTGTGATTTCTTTTATTGGCGCTGTGTTGCTTAGTTGGGCGTTTTTGTACCGTCATTGGTACTATAATACCCCACTTAAACGCAATTTCAATCGCCTGTTTTCCAGTGCTCTTTTTAGCCCCCTTCGTTTTGTGCTCGGCATTGAAGAACCATCAACGTTCGAAAAAGTCGGTTATCACATCGACTATTTCCACCGGTTTATGAACTCTGTCATTGGTGCTCTCATCAATGGACATTGGGTCAATCCCGGGTGGCACTATTATGCCAAACTTGATGCCTCCTTTGCCCCATACTTTGCCTGGTCCATCGTGACTAGGTTTGTGTTTCGTGCGTTCCAGTTGGGAGCCGTAACCTTCGCCTTATCTGAAGCAGCGCTTACTACGCTGTTCCATGGATTTGGTCTCGGTCGCGTGCCTTCCTTCATCATCCCCACGATGCTCTGTGTTTTCGGTGTTAGCCTTGATCGACCTCTTACCCCTGGTCGAGTCGACGCTCCCAAACCGCAGACAGATCGTAAACAACCTTTTGTTCCTGCTACTGGTCTCGGACATCCCGAGAATCCTAACACTGCCCCAGAAGTTTCTGCTTCTGCGTGGCCGTCTTGGTTGACTCTCCCGTCCTTTGATTGGTTAAGTGGTTACTTTGCTCCTTCTCCTGCTTCTTCTGCTCCTGTATCATCCGATGAGGTCGAATCTGATCGTGAGCGTTCTCCTTCTCCTGTTCTTAGGAAGAAGAAGAAGGCTAACCCTAACTTCGCCCCCCTTTATGCCGATTGGGACAAGATTGAGAAGCAAGTTGAGAAGAATGGCTATGCTCCACCCAAGAAAGGCAACAAGCACCATGTTGTTTCGTCCCCTCGTCTCACCGAAGTCCTAGCGTCTCTTGCTATGGTCGGTGACGATCTCAAACATTTTTCTATGGAAGGTAT